TTAAATCTGCATATTCAATTTTACTGGGTAATACTTTTTAAAGTCATATTCAAACACCTCTTCAGCTGTCTCAAGCGCCCAGATGTCAGCCTCGTGGCGTGCAGTCGTATCGTAGCACTTCTTCGCATAGATTTCGAGAGCTGCTAAGAATTGTTTCAGGGCCGGGATCTGGACTTCGAATGAGACTCTTTGCGGTCCTTCACTCCAAAGTGTGATGAATGTTTCTCCGGAAGCTTCAAGTATCGTTGCTGTCTGCATCAATGAGACTCTCATATTCCGATCAAGCCACATACGAACTCCGTTGATCATGAAACTATTCACTTCGTGAGAGCTATCATAGATCTTCAGCTGTGCAATCTTCTCTGCCTTGATTGCTTCGAGAGTGAGCTCAGGTTGCTCCCTGAGACTGCAGTTGAATATTTCAATCGTAGAAGCCCCCGGATAAGCGTTGTAAAAAGCTATTTGAGCTTCATTGAGCTCTATGATTTTACCCGCCCGAAAGTCCTCTAAACAGCCTGTTTTTGATAAATCATAACCCTCAGTAAGAGCTTCGTCAACTGAGTATATGTCGTTTCGTTGAATGTAATATTTCATAATCAATAAGTTAATATTATTATGGGACGAATGTATTTATTTATCGTTTTCGCATCTTCATAATAAGCACCAAAAGATGATATGTAAGTCCAGTTATGATTACCCCCATACTCCGTTGAAGATCCATAGTTTCTAATTGTGCCGACATTTACTATCAATGTACCACCTACCGTAGTAAGAGATGTGTTTACAGTAGCTCTATTATCTACTATCATTTTGAACTCACCCAAAGCACCCAAGTGCCAATCTCCCACAGATGTGCCAGCGGTGGTAAAGTTGGCACAATACCCTGCTGCGTGGTCGGTGCCATTACCGAGAGAATTAACAATCAATAATGTATTGCCTTTTCCATCAATGTCATTAAGAGCATTATCAGATGTAGTGTAGTTTGTTAATCCTAATATATCTGTACCGCTACCTCCAAATGACTTAAAACCATCACTTAGAGCCATAGCTCTTAATACTCCATAAGCATTATTGATAATTACTCCAATAGCTGTTTTTCCAGACGCCAAATAATTAGCGCGTGATACAGTTGTCATATCAGAGCAAAGAATGTCTCCGACAACAGCGCCACTGTAATCAATCCCTTTTTTATTCAACAGTCTTCTCCTAAGCATCTGTTTTAATGATATACTTGTTAGTTGCTGAAATGATATTGATCTCAACTGATCCCCCAGCCGGTACACTTACCGAGCTGATATTCGTTCCGTCTCCTTTTTTCGACTCGAATGGGGCCGTTGTCGGCAATGGTTGAGTTATCGAGCCTCCTGATGTATTATAGAGCTTGATATGAAGGTCGAAACCTACAGGGAGAGCTGTGGCAAGAGAGAGCGTCGTTGCAGTCGTTACAGAGGCTATTACGAGTCTCTTCGATACCGGAAGTGATGCAAGAGTTGTGACAGCGTTTTGACCGTAAAAGAAATCGTCAACAGCGTATGCAAGTGAGTTCCATGCTGTAGATCCATTCCCAATTTTAAACCGCCTCGTATCGCTCTCAACGCCAATCTGGCCAGCCTGTAGAACAGGATTACCGGCAGCCCAATTGGCCGCCGTGTTAACCCTCTGCTTGTGTATCGTGCTGACTGTTTTCAAAGACATATTAGTTTCCTCCGTCTAAAATAAGAGTGTCTGTTTTGTAGATAAGGTCAGCAGAGTCTGAGAGCTCTGTCGAAGCTTTTGCTGCAAAAGCAGTGTTAAATCTCGCTTGAGTCCAGTACAGGTTTGTGCCCTCTGCAATGTGA